GATTGACGATCGGCTCCTGCCAATCGATCGGGGCGCGGCTCGCCACCTATCGGCCCCGGCGCCGGACGGTATCGCCAGCTAGCGTCTGCACCGGCCTTTCCGGAAACATGCCGGAAGTCGGCGCGCGCGGGATGACGTGGCCCATCGGAGGCCACGCCGCCTGCGCTCGGTACACATCGAGCTGAAACGGACGCCCTTCGCGTGTCATGAGGAGGGTCGGCCCGTTCTGGAATTGATACACCCCGTCGCTGACCGCGACCGGCACGAAGCGGCCCCGAATATCGTCAGTCGAAACCGGAGCCCCGTTGGACCAAACCGGGACACCGTTGCTCGCCCCCATCCAGCTATGGTGTCGAGGATCGCCCTCGATCGGCAGGTTAGCCATCACGGATTCGAACCCCTGCTGGCTCATCCGAGCGGGCAGCAGGAAGCCTGGCGCATCGCCATTCGCGGCGCGCGGACCTTGGGTCCACTGGCCCATTCCTCCCCCGCGCTGAGATCGGCCCAGCGCCAGATTGACGGAGCTGGCGAAATTAGCCTCGCTGAATTCCTCCTGCCCGGTATCCCCCAATGCCCTACGGCGCTCGGCATAGATATTCCTCGCGCCCTCCAGCACGCCATTGATAAACTCAGGCTGGGAACGGACCAGCATCGGCGCGACGTGACGGACGAACCAGACTTGCGTGGCCTCGTTGAAGCTGATCGTCCCCGAAGCGCTGGCAACGTCGGACAGTTCGGAGTTTTGAGCGATCCGCACTTGGGCAGGCATAAGCCTTCGCGCTTCGGCGCCGCGGATCACGAGCTCGCGCGCATTGGGAGGGAGCCTCATCGCATGAACAAACGTCGGATCGTCCGGCGCAATCTGGCGAGCTGCGTCCATCGCGCCTTCCTGATCTGCAGCGCCGATCGCAGCCAGCGCGTTGACCGCGCTTAGGCGCCCGGCCGGTCCTGAAGCGGCCCGCTCCCGCAGGAGCGCCGTCTCCTGCGGCGTCAGCACCTGATAAAAGCCAGTCAAGCGTTGCGCGGCGCGGGCGGCGACAATCCTCGCTTGGATCGAAGCTGGATCAGAGAAGTTGAGCGGAGGTATCCTGACACCCGCCCTCGCCGCAGCGCTGAGCGGGTCGTTTTGAACAATTTGGGTCCGCTGCGTCAGTAGCGTTTGAAGATGGTCGCGCAATACAACATCATCGGGACTGGCGTGCTCGCCCGCAGTGGCTATGCGAGCGCTGACTTCGTTGATCGCTGTGGAAATCTCCACCGGATTGGCGTTGCGATACTGGACATCGGCGCGGTGCATCACTCTCGCGACTGCGATATTGTAGGCTTCAGTGCCTATGCCCGCTTGCTGGGCGAGTTGCTGCGCCTGATTAAGTTCATCGTCCGTGATCGTCGGATCGTGGTTGCGGAGGCGCGCCTGCAGCACATCGATAGTGGATTGGGCCTGCGCCCTTGCCGCCGCAACGCGCTGGCGCTGAGCGGCGTCCATCGTGGTCTCAAGGGTACGCCGCTGCTCTGGACTAAGGTCGCCGTCAAAGACGCCGCTACGGAGCGTGGCCAGTGCGGCCCCCGGATTGTTGCGGCCGATGCCTGTTACATAGGCAGCGGCAGTGCCCTGGGCGATTCTTTGGTGATGCTCGATGCGAAGCGATTCAGGCGCGTTCGACCATCCGTCGACCATGCCCGCCAGCGCTTGCCTCGACTGTTCTAGGTTCTCAGGAGTCGGGTCGGTCATCAAACCGTTGGCTGCGCGGTCAAGCGCTTGGTCGGCGTTTCGGCCTAGCGAGATTTGGCGCTGCTGGTCAGCCCATGCCGCCTCGGAAGTGGTAAGCGTTGTCGTCAGAGCGGCAACACGCGCCCGCATTTCCGCCTTAAGGATCGGGTCATGAATTCCCGCGACGAAGGGCTCTGTTGCTTCGGTGATAGCGGCGCGCGTGCTTTCAGCGTGCCCCGCGGCTCCATCGGCTGCGTTGTCGCGCAAGTCTAGAATGTGACTTTGGAGATCGCCCTGAAGCCTGAAAAAGTCGGCTGTATACTGGGTACGGCCCAGCTCCCTTGCCTGTTCAGCCTTGACCAATTGGGTCTGGGCCGCTTCCCTCAGCGCGCGCGCCCCCTCTTGTAGACCAGGACCGATATTGGTGCTGAAGTCGGCGGCTTGAAGGCGCGTTGCCGCCGGAGGCGCACGGTCAACCTGGTTCGAGTATGTCTCTACGCGGGCCATCTAGCCCCCGGTGAGGCCGAGAACGGGCCGCATTCGCGCTTGTTGAGAAAAGCCGGTCATCAAGCTCGAGCCAGCTTGGAGTACGCTGTTCAACATTCCCACGCGGCCCCTGTACTTTTCCGCAGATGCCTGAGCGCGGTCGTTGGCCGCCGCGGCGTCGTAACCCCTCAGCCGCTGAAGCTGGTTGTGATAGAGAGATTCCGCGTCTTCGCCACCCATCCACGCCGTATCGGCCAACGCTTCGGCCGGAGTGCCGAAGCTCAGATCCACTCCATTCGCCGCCAGCGACGCTACCTGCTGCCCTTTGACCTGTGCCAGATGGCGGTAGAAGTCGCGAGCCTCCACGCGCCCCGTGGCTAGGCTGTCTCTCGCCTGCTCTTCATCGAGCCGGGCATTTTGCCGCGCCACCCGACTTTCGTAGCCGGCCTGTTGCATCCCGGCAAAGCCACCGGCGAGCGACCCGGCCGCAGAAACGGCAGCGGCAGCAACGGCGAGCGGGACACACATGGATTCCGCCTATGCCGCCACCATCTCGCCTTGAATCGCGCGCTCCAATGGCCTAACCATGCTATGACCCGGCTGGGCATGTCCTGTCGCGGAACGGCGAGCCGAGGCGTGGTTAGGCATGGCAGGATAGAGGGGCCGGGGTAGATATCCGGCCCCTCTCCAATTTGAAGGGCACGAAGGCGCAACCGCGATGGAACTCGAGCTTTCCCCCTACCATGAACCCGAGATGCCTTAGTAGTCGTATCGCTTTCGTGTTCTCCACTGCTACGATGTTGCTCAATTCCCTGAAGGTGGAGAGCCAGTCCGCCACGATGCGAGGCCCGAGAAGGGCGAAGACGCGCGCGTGATCGCCAACAACATCGGTGGCCAAGAACCAGACCAGTCCCGTGCCCCCGATCAGCGACACTGGGACCGCCCCCATCATCGCTTCGGGCCTACCGTCGATCAGGACGGTGAGGGGCTTCAGCGACATGCGAAAGCCAATGCGAAGCCCTTCCTTCGGGGTGCGGCCGAGCGCTGCGCATTCGATCCTGTCGGCCGCGCGCATTCTCGATGCGATCGGGCCGCAATCCGTGAGCCGGGCGGCGACGAGATCAATTCGTGCCATCGGGCTCGATCAGCACGGCGGCGATATGCATTGGGACCGGATCCTCGGATTTGATGACAACGACCGTTTCGGTTCCAGACGTGCCGGCCATGTCGACCTCATAGGAGCCCGTCATCAGCGCGACAGGCTCGTCATAGGCGTCGGTGTCGCGGTCCTTGACCGGATACATCTGATCCTCGTCCGGTCCCGCCAATATGCCTCGGGTGTCGACGACCCGCACAACGACGTGTCCGGCCTGCTGGACCTTGTCGATGCTCCAGCCCTGCGAGGTCTGGACCGCAAGCGGTAGCGTCTTGATCGTGGCAGTGAAGGGCAGGCCGATGGTGATCTTCGTTCCCGCCACGGGCAATTCAACGGCGCCGTCGGTCACGGTCAAGTCGTCGGAGATGACATTGCCATCCACGAACGCGACGACATCCTTGCCCTCCAGATGATCCAGCCGGTCGACCGTGCTGACCGGCTCGTCGTTCACGAAGGTCCGGGCGCAGTCGAGATAGCAGCTATCCTCCTGATCCTCCCACAAGGCGGAGGCCATGCGCTCGACGAACAGCCTCTCGTCATCGTTGATCGTGCGGCGAACCACGAAATAGGCCCTATCCTCACCGCCCTCGTAGATGACGCAGACGCCTTCAAAGAACCCGTCGGTTTCACAGAGGGTCCAGCCCCAGACTTGCTGCGCCTGGTCCCAGGTGAGACAGAGAAGCTTCCCGTCGCCCCGAACGGCCCAGATGACCGAGCCCGGCTTTTCGGCATAGGCCCAATCGACGATATCCATGTTCTCGAACAGGTGGCGGGCAAAGACGGAGATGTCGTCGGTCCTGATCCCGTCGATGTCGAACTGATATCCGATGGTGTGGATCGAGGCGCCTTTTGCCGTCTCATAAAACACGACGTTATCGACCGAGATCGGGTTGAGGCGCGAGACGCCGCGACTGATCTCCGGGGAGGCTTTCGGGGGAGGACTCGCGGCAAGATAGTCGTCGTTCGCGCCCTTGATGACGAAGATGTTGTTGCTGGTCAGGGCGAGAAGCCCCTGCTTCGTCGAGACGAGCTGGTTGACCGCGTTGACCTTGTTCGCGACCAGGCCGATCGCGAAGGCGTCATCTTCCCTCAGCGGCCGGCGGAAATCCATGTTCTCATGATCGGCTGAGCGTGAGGCCCAGATGCCGTTCGGGCGGTTGATGGTCCGACCCCAGACCGAGCGCTGTTCGTGGAACGTGACGCTCGCGGGATAGTCGCCGGCCCCTGGGAACGGATTATCGCCGACGGGCGGCCCCTCGCTAAGGTCCGGGCCGATGTTGCGGTCGACGAACGAAAGCTCGGTCGTCGCGCCGATGAAGCCGTATTCCTGCTTCTCCTGCTTCTTGTAGACCCGGTAGAGAGGGGTTGCCCCGCTATCCAGCGTGACGGCGCCCCACGTGATCGTGTTGTAATTGCGCTTCAGGCTGAGATCGTTGGTGTCCGAATCCGATGAAGATGCTCTGCTCTCCTCGCCCGTGATCTCGTCATAGACCGTCACCACATAGGCGTCGGTCTGCGGCGCATAGGCGTTCCCGCTGTTCCCGCTGTCCGTATTGGCGAGGGTCGCGGTGACGTTGACCGAGCCGGGCGGATCGATGGTCGGGCCGAACGAGACCTCGGCGAAGCTCCACGAATAATGACTCTCGCGGATCAGCTTCGTCGGCGCGTGATTGTCATGCGCGAGATAGAGGAGATCAGCGGTCTGCTCATAATCAAGCAGTTCCAGCTCGCTCGCATTGTAGGGCGAAGGGGTGCGGTGGATGCGATAGACGGGCATCAGGGTATCTGCCCCGGCAATTGCCGCCAGCCGCCGCCATCATCATAGCCTCCCCCGCCACCGGAGCCGAGATCGGGCGGAGGCGGCGGCTCGATCGGATCAGGGACCGCTGGCGGTGCGGGAGGCGCGGGCGGAGCGCCAACCCTTGCGGTTCCTCCCCCTGAGCCGGTGAACGTGCCGAAGCCGGTCGAATCGATGTCGACCGTGAAATTATCCGCATCGACGACTGAGACGACGGTCAGGAACCGATCGTTGATCTCGGTCATGCCGGTGATGCCGGACAGGTAGACCTGGTCGTCAACCTCATAGTCGTGGAAGGCCGCCGTTATCTTCGCGTTCGCAGCTTTCGTGATCGCAGTGACGAGCAGCCCTTCCTCGAGCACCGCCCCTCCGAGGGCAAGGGGTCGCATGTAGGCTTGTCCGAACTCCAGCGCGTAAGCCTGTTCGTCGGAGAACTGGAACGGCAAGAGACGTGCCGCCGTGGTCGACAGGCATTCCGCGACGAAGCGCGTTCCCATCCGCTTTGCCACGCCGCCGGTTCGCTGGATGACGACGTTCGTGGCCCGCCTGAGCCCGGCGGAGTAGATGCTGAGATCGAAGCGGGATTCAAGCTCGGGGCTGATTTCCCCCTTGCTGAAATTGAGGAGCGCGGCCCGGTAGGCCATCAGGCCACGCAGTAGCCGGCGCGTGCCGCCTGCGCCTCGCTCACATATTCGCCGTATCGCTGCGGGTTGCGGTTCTGGTCGTCCGCCATTGCCCGCTGCCACAGCAATTCGGCTTCCTGCTGGAGCTTCACCTCAAGCTTGTCGTCGCCCTTGATCGGCTTCGCGATCCGCGCCGCGAGATCTGTGACGATGGCTCGTTGGACCAAAGCGGGAAGGACGATCTCCTCGATCGAGTTGATGCCATATTCGAGGATGGCGTCTTCCACATTGGCGTAGAGCGTGCCATTCTCGATCAGATATGGGGAATCGTAGAGCCCGTCGATCGCCCAGGTCTCGGCATAGGGCTCGCCAGGGAGGGGGACGGGATAGCCGACACCGGCTGCGGTGAGATCGGGGAGTAGGCGGATTGGCGAGCCCATGTCGGCGGG